GCCGCGCATCACGCTTAACGACAATCCGATAAATGTTTATTGCCTTACCAACTGTATGATTGACGAAGACCATTTGGAGAACAAGAAGCCGTTGAAAATTTCGCAGTACAAGAAGATTGACGGAACGATAACACTGTTAATGACTTTGGGGCTGCTCTATTCATACGAGCGATGAAAACTCAAAGTTAAATAATATATAAAAAACTGAAATTCTACCACGATGTACCATAATACGCCATAATGTACCAAAAGCCTTTTTTTTAGGTTGGATAAAGGCCGTAACTTTGGGAAAAATATAGCCGTTATGGGATTTTGGGATAGGTTCTTAAACATATTCAGACGTGGCGCGGCCTCGACAGACACGCGGGAGGCCGCGCCGTCAGTCGTGCGCACAGGCGGCTATGCGGACTTGTTTTATGGCGGTGCAAGCACAGCGTTGTCCGTTGCCACCGTTTACCGTTGCGTAAAGCTGTTGAGCGAGAGCGTGGCGAACTTGCCCTTGCAATATATGCGACTGAAAGACGGCATTTTCGTGGAGGACACAAACAGCCGTCTGCATTATCTTCTTACCGTGCAGCCCGATTACACCATGAGTGCCTTTGACTTTTGGGCGCAGACCGTTGAGAACGTGCTGTTGGAGGGCAACGCTTATATCGTACCAGTCTATAACAGTGCCACAATGGAAATAGACCGTCTGGCACTCTGTAAGAGGGGAACGGTCACGCATGACATTTATAATGACACGTATTCGGTCAGCGATATAGTGAACGGCATTTACGGCGTGTATTGCGAGAACGAGATTATACACATCAAAAGCACTTCCATTGACGGAAAGCACGGCCTGAGCGTGCTGTCATACGCGCGGCTCACGTTGAACATAGGGGCGAGCGGCGACAAAGAGACGCTAAACCGCTTTCAGAACGGCGGCAACGTGCGCGGCATAATCAGCAACGGAAACAGCGTCACGGGCTTTGGGGAATACCAAGATGCGCAACTGGAAAAGACGGCGGCGAGCGTTGACGACAAGTTCAGTGGCGGCGAGCGTATTGTGAGTTTGCCCGGTCAGGTGGACTTCAAACAGATTTCGTTAAGCTCCACGGATATGCAGTTTTTGGAGAGCCGCAAATTCACAGTGCGCGAGATTTGCCGTTTCTTCGGTGTGCATCCGTCTTTCGTCTTTGACGACACGAGCAACAACTACAAGAGCGCGGAGATGGCCAACGTGGCGTTCCTTTCCAACACGCTTAATCCGATATTGCGGAAGATAGAGAACGAGCTGCACAGGAAACTTGTGCCGCAGACGCTATGCTGCAAGCGAAAGTTCCAGTTTGACCGCAGGGGGCTTTACGCTTGCGACCTTGACAGCAGGGTAAAATACCAGATGCAGACGATACAGACAGGCATATATACCGTGAACGAGTGGCGCAAGGATGAAAACAAGCCGCCAGTGGAGGGCGGCGATACGGTGCTTGTGTCGGCCAACTTGCGCAACATCACGGAAAGCCCAAGCAACGGCCAAGCGGCGGAGGGTGAGCAACAAAACACCGAGCCGCAAGCCGCAGACCCGAAAAACGAAAACAGCAATGAAGAATAAAGAGACGATAGTAAGACGCTTTTTGCATACGCCCACGGAACTGCATATCAGAGAGGCGGCAGAGGGCGAGGCGAGCAGGGTAATAACAGGCTACGCCATACTGTTTGGCGTTCCGTCCGTGCCGCTCTGGCAGGATGAGGACAGCGAGGCAAGGGAGGTGATAGACAAGGAAGCCATCACAAAGGAGCTTTTGGACGGTCAAGACATTAAGATGACCATGTTCCATGACCGGCAGCTGATATTGGCGCGTAGCAACAAGAGTGTCGGAACGCTCACATACGAGGTTGACGACAAGGGAGTGCGCTTTGAGTTTGAAGCACCCAACACCGTTGACGGCGACAAGGCTTTGGAATTGGTGAAGCGCGGCGACATCAGCGGTTGCAGCTTTGCGTTCACGACACGCTACTATGATGACGCTTGCGTGGAGAGAAGCGCGAATGTGGTAAACGGAATGACCGAGATAACATACCGTATCAAGGTCATTACTGGTGTGTATGACTTTACGCTGGCGGCAGACCCGGCATATCCCGACACGAGCGTTGAGGCGAGGGAGCTTGCGGCGCAGTTGAGAGAGACGGAGAAACCAAAGACAACAACGCCTGACAATGGGGGCAAGGAAAAAATGCAGGAGCAGTTACGCGAAATGCGCCGCGCTGCAACTGACAGCATAATTTAAGTTTAACAATTTCAGTTTCAAAATGAACAAGAACAAAGCAAAGGTAAATGTTCGCGAGCTGATAGACAAGCATCAGACGAACTGCAACCGCATCAATGAGATTGCGGATGTTTGCGAAAAGGAGCAGCGCGAGCGTAACGAGGCCGAGAACAAAGAGTACGAGGCCCTTGTGCGTGAGAACCAAATGCTCCAGATGAAGCTGCAAGCGGCCAACACTCCGCTTGTGGAAGTGAAGATTAACCCCGACAAGGAGTTGCGCGAAACTCTTTATGCCGGCAAGACGGCAAAGGTTGTCTTGCAACGCGACATTCAGACAACCGCCGCGCTTGAGGGTACGGGCATTATCCCTATCCAAGAGCAGGAAATGCTGAAGCCGTTGCGCGAGGGGCTTATCTACGACAAGGTAGGTCTGACTATCCGCACCGGGCTTACAGGCACGCTCCGCTGGCCCAAGCACACCAAAGCCGTTGCCACTTTCGCTGATGAGGCTGTGGCACTCGCGGACAGCAAGATTGACTTCTCGAAACTTGAGACGAAACCCTATCGTCTGGGTATCGCAATTCCTTTGACAAAGGAAGAGTTAGACCAGTCCGAGGGCATCGTTGAGGGTGTCGTGCGTGAGGAAATGCCGCAGGCAATCGCCGACTGCATTAACGCGGTGCTTTTCACCACCGAGGCCAACGGCGAGGACGGCGCGGCGAAAAAGGTTGTAGGCCCATTCGTTGCGGCAGCTGCCAACGCCACGCAGTTTGCCGGCGAACTTCCTACACGCAAGGAACTTTTGAAGCTCCGCGCCAAAATCCTTAAGACCGGCATCCAGCTGATTGCCCCGTGTTGGGTGATGACCGAGGACATGAAGGCCGAGCTTGAGGATGTGAAGATTGACGCAGGCAGCGGCCGTTTCCTCTGTGAGAACGACATGATACTTGGGCACCCAGTGTTCACCACGTCCGTAATCGGCGAGGGCAACATCGGCTTTGGCGATTGGAGCTATCAGGCCGCCGGTTTCTTCGGAAACATGGACTTCGTGGTTGACCCCTATACACTGGCGCGCAAGCACTCTGTGGACTTTGTGCTTAACGCCAATTTCGCGACCGTTACGTTGCGTGAGGAGGCGTTTGTGCTTGGCAAGGTCAAGACGGCGTAAGGATGGATATGTAGCACAGATTAAATGATTGGTTAGTTAATCAATGGCAGTAGTGGATTTGGCACTCTTCAAGAAGCACGTGAGGGCTGACGACTTCGCGGACGATGACGCTTACTTGCAGCACCTTTTGGATGCGGCGGAGTTGGCGGTTATCACGGCGACCAACCGCACCGAGACGGAATTAACGGAAATGGGAGGCGGCGAGTTTCCCGCCACTCTCAAACACGCCGTTATGATGTTGGGGGCGCATTGGTACAACCAGCGTGAGAGCGTCAGCAGCGTGCAGATGCACACCGTGCCAGATGCACTACAGGCCTTGATTAAGCCTTATCGAAAACTCGTGAGCGATGATAGCGGGACGGATGAAGTATAAGCTGCAACTGTTGCAGCCTGAAGCCACAACCAATGACTACGGAGCAGAAACCGTAGCATGGACTTTGACACGGACTGTAAACGCAGAGCGTGTGAAGCAGAGCGGAAGCCGCAGTGAGGAAGTAGGCGAGCATTTCCCCGATTACCAAGCAGAGTTCAATATTAGGAACGCACACCCCATACAAGAGAATTGGAGGGTCAAGCAGTTGGGCGGCAATCTTTATACAGTCACCAACATAATACCTAACATCGATAAAGGTTACAACACATTGGTTTGTGAACGTGTGAACGAATAGCGAGTTATGGAAAGCCTTTCTTACGATGATACGAAACTACGGGCCTTGTATGCTGAAATGGATGTTAAGCAGCGTATGCGGACACTCAAAGGGGCGTTTAGGCGCGAGGCTAACACAGTACGCAAGACAGCCATAAACAACTTACGCAAGAGCATAAGGAGTGATAAGGACATGGAACGTGGTGTTAGGGCAATCGTTTGGAAGAAAAAAGCCGGATTTCAAGTAACAGTCGGAACTAAGCGAGCAAATAAAAACGGAAAAGGCGAAGCCGGTTATCATACCAACAGGCGCGGCTTGAAGAAGCCCATACTTATTTGGGCAGAGGATGGAACAGAGGAAAGGCGCACTAAAACCAAGACAAAGGTTTATACGCGCAGTCGCAAAGGCCATTCCACAGGTAGGATGAAACGGTACGCTTTTATGGCAAAGACACGACTTGAAACAATGAATAAGGTTACAGAAAACTTACATAACGAACTTACGGACAATGTTATAAGAATGGCAAAGAAATATGGCTGCAAATAAGACTTCATTAAGTGCCGGTGCTATCATACGCAACATCCTTTTACAGAGTGATGAGGTGGTACAACATACTAACAACATCTACCCGGTTGTAACGGACAAGGCGGTTTTGCCGTACATAGTTTATCGCAGGGCAGCGTTGGAACACGAGCCTACAAAGACTAAGCAACCGGGAGCGGACACTGTGCAAATGGATGTTGTGTGTTACACAGCGACCTATGCCGAGGGTGTGGAACTCGCGGAAGCGGTACGCGCCGCTTTGGACTATGCCGAGGGCGAAAAAGACGGTTTGGTTATGCGCAGTTGCACACTTACGGATAGCGAAGAAAGCTATGAAGATGATGCCTTTATGCAGTTGTTGAGTTTTAACGTTAAAATCTAAAATAAAAATAGCATGTATTGTAATGGTAGTGATATGTTGCTGTATGTTGCGGGCAAGGCTTTTGGTCATTGCTCCACACATACAACTACGATGAACAGCGAGACCAAAGACCGCGCCGTTAAGCCAGCGGCAAGTGCGGGCAAATCGTCTGGTCTTTGGAAACAAAAGGGCGTTACTGGTCTTAGCATCAGCATTTCCGCCGAGGGCTTTGTTTTCAGCGGAGAAGAGGAAAGCGGCTACAAGACTTTGCTTTCTGCATGGAAGCAGGGTAAGAGTGTTGCCATTAAGTGTATGGAGAGAGGCACAAGCACATCCCCATATCTTGCGGGCAATTTCGTGATTTCTTCTCTTGAGCGCGTTGACCCAGCGCAGGACGATGCGACTTACAGCCTTTCGTTGGAGAATGACGGCGAGCCTGACACGCTCGATGAAACCGTTTTCGCTGACGATGCGAGCGATGCGACCGCCTAATGACCGCGCAGGATGAAAAAGGTTGAATTAAGCATAAACGGTGAAGTGTTCCCCTGTCGTCCTACGATGGGGGCAATGCTTCGCTTCAAGCGTGAGACTGGGCGCGAGGTCACGGACATTAAGGCCGACAGCTTTTCTGATCTATGTACCTATCTTTGGTGTTGCGTCACTTCAGCTTCAAAGCATGACGGAAAGGATTTCGGATTGTCGCTCATGGACTTTGCGGATTGCATCACCACAGACGACATGATCGAGTGGGCGCAGTCGTTGCAGGATGAAAAGGATGCGGACGCAAGCGATACGACCGAAGAAAAAAAAAGTTAGGCATCTATGACTTGTTAGGGTTCGCGTTGGGGTGTGTGCGCCTTTCGCTTGACGACTTTTGCGGCCTTGCGCCGGACGAGTTCGAGGCGGTCTGCAAGGCGTACCACGACCAACGGGAGTTTGACTACAGGAATGGATGGGAGCAAGCGCGGATGGTTGCAACGATTTGTATTCAGCCGCACGTCAAGAACAAAATCACACCGAACAGGCTTTTGCCGTTTGCGTGGGACAACAAGAGAAAAACAGCCGACCGAAGCAAGCAGACGGCAGAGGAAAGGCAACAGCGTATGAAAGACGCAATAGCGAAATTGGGCGAAAAGTATTAAGTTTATGGCGAACAGTACCATATCTATAACGTTTAAGTTGCAAAACGATGGCAGCTTCAAGGTGTTGGCGAAAGACGCGGACGGCTTGAAGAAGGCCATGTCCGCTAATATTGTTGAAGCGGACAAACTTAAATCTTCGCTCATTAATTTTGCCGCCGTTACAACAGGCATCCGTAATGCGCAAGCCGCTATCATGGAGCTGCAAAACTCACTTCAAGGACTTGCGGACAGCTATTATAGGAGTGAGGAGCAAAAGACGAAGTTAGTTACCGTTATGCGTCAGCGTATGACGGCGACAGACCAAGAAGTAGCCAGCGTAAACCGTCTTATAAGCGCACAAACTGAATTAGGAGTTTTGGGCGGGACTGTGCAACGTGCGGGGGCGCAACAGTTGGCGACTTTCCTTAAAACTTCTTCAAGTCTTGAAAAGCTGATACCAGCCATGAATGACTTGGTTGTGCAGCAACGAGGAATTAACGCCGAGACGGGCGATGCTGTGAACGTGGCAAACCTTATGGGTAAGGCCATGACCGGTATGACGGGGGCATTGCGCCGTGTGGGTATCATATTCACGGAGGCGCAGGGCGAGGTCTTGAAATTCGGCAACGAGCAGGAGAGAGCCGCTACATTGGCGCAAGTGATAACCGACAATGTAGGACACATGAATAAGGCTTTGGCTAACACCAAAGCGGGACACATAAAGCAGATAAAGAATGAGTTTGGAGGGTGGAAAGTGCAGATGGGCGAAATCGTGTCTAATGTCATGCCCGCACTTAACACCGCCACTGGCGTTTTGGGCGTAGTCCTAATGTCCTTGCAGATTAACACCGCCACTTCCTCAATGCTGCAATGGGCAAAAAGTTTGTCGTTTGCCACGGCAGCGACAAAAGTAAAAACCATTGCATTGAAAGCCCTTAACGCCGCAACTATATTGTGGAACGTTACGGCGAAGTTCGTTACAGGCACGAATACGGCGTTGGGTGTGTCGGGCTATGGGGCGGCGGCAGGGCTTACGGCTCTGAAAATGGCGATACGTGGGCTGATGGTCGCTACCGGTGTGGGTATCGTTGTGGCGGCACTCACAATGGCGGTCGAGGCGTTGCTTAACGCGATGGATGACAGCGATACGCAAACCGACAAGCTCACGGACGGACTGACGGATGCGCAACGCGCCGCGAAGCAGACCGCCGAGACTTTCGAGCAGACAAGCGCACAGACTTACGGACAACTCAAAACAAGATACACGGAGCTGCAAGCCGCATGGAAGAGGCTTACAACGGAGCATCAAAAGAACACATGGATAAAGGAGAACCAAACCGCATTTGGCGATTTGGGCGTTAGCGTCAATTCGGTTAAGGATGCGGAAGATGTGTTTGTCAAGAACACGTCAAAGGTGGAGGAGGCGTTCAAAAAACGCGCCGAGGCGGCGGCAAACGCGGCAGTGCTGACCGAGCTGTACGAACAGAAATTGCGTCTGGAACTTAGCATAAACAAGCGAGACCAAGACGCACAAAATCGTCACAAGAAGCCTACTAAGAAAGCCGGTGATGAGATAGGCACGGACGATGAGTATTTCAGCACATTGTCCGACAAGAACGCGCACAACAAGTATATGTACGTCAATCGTGCCGGACGGTGGGCGTTGAACGAGGAGGGCGCGAAGAGTTATAACGACCATTACAGTCGTTTACGGTGGCGTGCCAACTCCACGGAGCAGAAGAACGACCGCAAGCAGTTGGCGGACACCAACAGTCAGATAGACACGGTTTCAAAGAAAGTGGCGGCCTCCCAGTCGGAAACCACCTACAAGCCCGCTACGACAACAACGAAGTCGGGAGGCTCTGCAAAGACAAGCAAGGAGAAACCGCTTGCGGAAATCGGAACGCCCGTGTCCGAAGCGGACTATCAGAACAACCTACGCTACTATGAGGAGCAGCGGGCAAAGGTTGATATGACAAGCCAAGCATACGCAGACTGGAGCGCGAAGATAAAGGAAACACAAGCCGCTTTCGACAAGCTCAAAGGCACGGACAGCACAAAGACGATGATTGTTGACCCAAAGAGCGTCAACGACTACGAGAATAACCTGCAAGTGCTGCAAGCCAAGCAAAAAGCGGCGACTTCGCCCGAAGATTACAAGGCGTTGCAAAAGCAGATTGACAAGACAACGGTGAGCCTTAAAGCGTTCAAGGGCGAAGCCGAAGAGACATACACACCCGGAGCGGTTGCGGAGCTTAACACCATAGAGGAGTTAGACAAGGCGATTAGCCACTACCAAGAGCAGCAGAGCAAGCAGACCGCTGCCGAGATAGAGAACACGCAGCGCACGATTGACGCGTTGGAGGCAAAACGTGATGCAATGCAGCGAGGTATGAAGATACCCTCAACGCAGAAAGAGATTGCGGAGATAAACGCGCTATCCGGCAGGGAGTTTAAGATAAAGGTTAAGGGCATCGGCTTTGACGCGCTTACTGACAAAATCCGCGACTTGCAGAAAATGCTTGATGACACGCAGAACCCAGTGACGGACGGACAGCGCAAGGAGATAGAGGGCATGATAGCCACCTATGAGCGGTGGCGCAAGGCCTCCATTTCGGCTTTCGACACTCTGCAAAGCGGCTGGAGCGGCGTTAAGGGCATTGGCGACAGCATTAACAGCATTACGGACGCTCTGGAGAGCGACAGCAACGCATGGCAGAAGATTACGGCGGTCGTGGATGGCTTTATACAGCTCTATGAAAGCATTTCTACGATAGTGGATGTTGTGAATATGCTTACAGCGGCGACCCACGCCCACACAGCGGCAGAAGAGGGGCAGACTTTGGCGACAGAAGCCAACACGACTGTATCTGTTGCAAATGCCACGGCAAAAGCCGGTGAGACCGCAGCGGCACTTGCCAATACAACGGCGAAATCTGCTGAAGCAGTCACGGAGGCTACGGAGAGCGGTGCAAAGTTGCCGTTTCCTGCAAATATAGCCGCCATCGCCGCAGGAGTGGCAGCTGTTATAGCGGCGTTGGCGATGGCCAGCAGCTTTTCTACGGGCGGTATCGTTGGCGGCAGTTCACCGTCAGGCGACAGGCTTATCGCGCGTGTCAACAGCGGTGAAATGATACTTAACCGCCGACAGCAGCAAAGGTTGCTTGATATTTTAAGCGGAAAGACAATCGGAACGGGCATCTCACAAAAGATATTGGCAAACAACGTTGGCAGCAGCATTACACTTGACACATCAAAAATGAGCAGTGTGATACAGCCGAGAGAAGCGATGGGCGGAAACATACGCATGGAGGTAAGGGGCAGAAAACTTGTCGGCGTGCTTGCCAACGAAACGAGGGTGAGCAGCAAGAGCGGCAGGAAAACGAACATACAGATATAAGGCGATGTACATACACGGAAGTTTTTTAAGTCAGCGCGGAGAGACGGTCACGGTGCATATCGTAACCAAGCAAGACCGCACTACGGAAATGGAGATAGGGGGCAGCGATGACGCAGACCTTTTCTTCACGGATGACCCGTGCGAGATTACGAGCGAGGTAAACGACACTTTCGATGTGCTTTTGCGCCGGTCCGCGTCCGTAAGGCTGTTGGCGAGGAACTTCGTGGAGGATTTCTTTTGCGCCTCATGCCGTGATGCGGTGGTGAACATATACAAGGGCGATGCTTGCGTGTTCGCCGGCTACATTGAGCCGCAGAGTTATTCACAGTCATATAACGAGCTGTACGATGAGATAGAGCTTAACTGCATTGACGCACTTTCGGCGTTGCAGTATTCCAAATACAAGGATGTCGGAGCGTCAGGCGTTCTGTATGACGTGGTGAAGAGCGAGGCCACGCAGCGCACGTTCCGTGAGATAATGATGGAGATTTTGGGCAACGTCACTTCCGACTTGGATATTGTTGGAGGCGGCTCGATAAGGTATCTGTATGACGGAAGCAAGGGCGTGAACAGTAGCGGAGGTAGCAACTACACCGTGTTCCAGAACATTTCCATATCCGACTTGCTCTTCTTGGGTGATGAGGAGGACGATGTATGCCAGCAGGACGAAGTGCTGGAGGCGTTACTCAAGTACCTTAACTTGCACATCGTGCAGGACGGTTTCAACTTCTACATCTTTGACTGGGCCACGGTGAAAAGCGCGGACGCAATCAAGTGGGCAGACCTCAACAACGGCGGCGCGACAAGCACGACCGAGAGGTACGCCATTGCCGTGACCGTTGGCAACGTGGCCGACATGGATACGCAGATTAGCATAGGCGAGGTTTACAACCAGCTCTTGCTCACCTGCAAGATTGAGGATGTGGAGAATGTCATTGAAAGCCCGTTGGATGACGACTTGCTGACCTCTCCATTCAACAGCAAGCAGTTGTATTGCACGGAGTTTTCGGCGGACGGTGAGGGAAAGTCGGCGTACAACGCCTTTTACGCCATGTGCCATGACGAAAGCACCAACTACGGCTCTGGGGCTATCACGGACTGGTATGTGCAGGTGATGCAGAACGCATTGTGGAAGTTTCCGTGGACTGGCGGCGTTGACCTTACGGACTATTTCGGCAGCGAGGGGAAGAACCAACAGGCTCTGCCGAACTATTTGTCTGGCGCACCCGGCGCGGCGTTGCTCGCTTTCGGCAGCGTGCAGACGAACACGGCGAAAGACGACAACTCGCCCACGTCCAAAGTGTCAATGACAAACTATCTGGTCGTCAGCGTGAACGGCAACGAGGTTGACAATGACGAGACTAACACCTACCCCGGCGTGAGCGACATAAAGGCGCGAATACCTTACGCCGAATATACGGGCAACAGCGCGGGCGGCGTGTTCTCGCCGTCAGACGATGACACCACAAACTATATCGTGTTCTCCGGCAAGATTGTGCTTAACCCCATAATGCACATGACTGGCGACTACAAGGACTTGCACAACAGCACGGACTGGAAGAGCTACATCACAGGCACGGTGGAAATAGGAGGTACTGTGTTTCCGTCTTTGTCCGACATTTGGCACAAAACTGTGCCGAGCCGCAACAACGGCGATGGACGCTACTATACGCGCAAGTACTGGAAAGCCGAGAAGTCCACGGACACGCCTACGTGGGATGAGTACTCAAGCGCGGACGGACTTGTGCCTTACACTGGCGAGGGGCCGCAGGAATATGAGTTCAAGTATAGCGCGATAGGCGACAGCACCGACCAGATTTCAAAGATAGCGGTGTTGGCTTGTATGCTTGTGATAGGCGACAAGTGTGTTGTGGAGACTGGCACGGACGGACAACCGAGTGATTTCACGTGGCAGACCTACAAGACGCTGGCGCAGTGCGCGGATGAGGATGAGTATTACCAGCAGTGTTTCACCATAGGCTTTGACCCGAAGATTGGCGACAAGCTGATAGGCACGGAGTTTGACTTGCAGAACAACATAAGCTACACTATGGGCATCGATGCCGAGGGCATAGCGATACCCATAAAGAAAGACGACAACGTGAACGGCCAGATAATGTTCAAGATACTTGGCCCGGTCAACACCACTTGGGATGTCATAACGCGCCGGCACAAGACTTGGTTTAGGCACACGAAATGGAGTTCAAGCACCGTGCCTTTGCTTGCGCATATAAGCAGCATATTCATCAAGGAGTTTGAGTGCAAGGTTTACAGCGACAACGGACAAGTCAACACAGGTCAGGACGACAACGATGTAATCTACATGAGCGACACGGCGGAGAAGTTCGTAAACAAGAAAGATGATTTGGAGTTCACGGTTTGTTCGGCTCTCACGTCTGATGAGTGCAAGGAGCTTGGCGTTTCTAACGGCGTGAAGTTGTCAACGCCGCTAAATACGTTGACGGATAGCGGCGTTCTTACCATATACGACAGCATACAAAAGGTTACGGCGAAGGCCGAGCAGCTTTATGTGGATAGCTACTACAACGAATACCACGCGCCGCGCGTCATCATGGAGCAGAACTTGGTGGACGATGGCGGCATTGGGCTGTTCAACCACTATACGCATCCCGCCATAGGCAAGAGTTTCTATGTGCAGGGCATTGGGCGCAACCTCATTGAGGGCAGCGCGAAACTGACGTTAAAGGAGATTGAGGCATGATTGACGTAAAGCAGATAGCGAAGCCGAAGAGCGGCAGCGGCGGCAGTGTCT